GACAACGGCCCGAACGACAAAGATGTCTCCCATTCTCCGAAGCACCTCAAAGGGCATAGAACCGTAAAAGTTAGGGTCTTTATAACCCCTGCCCGTATCGCTCGCTTCGTCCGGGTTGAAAAATACAGCCTTTACATCATCCTGTCTTTGATTGATATTCCCCATATAAAGGTTGGCTTTCACCAAATCCTCCAAGTTGTCAGACCGGGACATCTGTTGTAATTTAGATTGAAGTACAGTAGGAAGAGTTTTTTGCAATCCTACAATATCTTCCAAAGAAAGGCTGGTCAGACCCTTTAACAGGTCTGACTTTCCTTGATTTTTATTTTTATCTCTTTTCCTACTCACGTCAATAAAAAATTAAGCGGAAGTGCCTGCTGCCTGTGATAGCGTAATTGTTATTTGCTTTGTTCCTTCCGATTGTTTTACAACTGCTGACCCTTCTCTTGCTGTACCAGTATTGACCGCTGCTACAACGGAATATTCGGTTGTTCCTTTCGAAAAACCTGTACCGGAAACTGTCGTAGTATAATTCACAGCCACAGGACTACCACTATTCTTTCCATTTACCGTCTTTTGTTTTGTAGAAGAAATAGAAAGAGTTTTTGTTTCACCCGTAGCAACAAATTCCACTCTTGAAGGGTTTGAAGTCAAATTATAAGTATAAGCAACGGTTGCTTTAGGCTGACTTAAATTAATCGTAATTGATTTTGCGCCCGACCCTTCTTGTGTCACAACAAGAGTTCCTGTTCTTCCGGTAGTCTCATTTGTATTTTCAGTGGCGGAAACAGTATAATTTGCTCCCGATTGAGTTTTCAAAGAGAAACCCGTACCGGTTACCTTTCCTGTAGTATTTACGGTAGTTGGAGAACCACTGTTCTTACCGTTCAGCTTCTTTTGTCTGGTAGAAGTGATTGTGACCACTTGATCACCTGCCGTTGCAGCAAAAGTAAGAGTTGTCTTATTGGCTGTGATCGTATTTTCATAAGTAATAACAGATGCAGCTTGACTTAAAGAAATGGTTGCTGTTTTTCCACTCTCATTCTGAATGATTGTAGCTGTACCAGTTCTTTGCTTGTCAGTAGGATTCTCTGTAGCAGAAATTTGACTTATTCCCGCATTACCCGAAAAACCTGTACCGGAAATTTTAATCTGAATAGCAACGGCTATGGGTTTCCCGTAAGGCGCACCGTCCCGATATTCCTGCTTGCTGGAAGTAACAACAAAATTCTTGCTTTCTCCCGTATTAACGAAAGAAAGTGATTTTGTCTGCAATGTAAACGTATATTCCGTTCTATCAAGAACGTTCACATAATTGATCTTTTCTTCTTCCAGTCCTTCGGGATAGCCGATAAGACCCAATCCATTAGCAAGACACCATTCTTTGAACTTACCGATATTGTAGGTAACGCCAGCATCAATCACAATACCGAGAGACTTGTAATATTCAACGTCACCTACCGTATTTTCTGTTACAAAAACATTCATCTGATTGTCAATTCCATCAGTTATGACAGTCATTTGCTTGCTTAAATCCTTTGTCGTAAAAAGAAGTCTTAACATAGCTTCTAAAATTAATGAGCCACTACTTCGAACTTCTGAACACCATCATCAGACATAACAACAAGATTCAAATCTTCCTTTTTGGACAAGCCAAGATCAGCTAAGGAAAATTCCATAGGTGTACGACCGTTTACTTTCGAAACAAGAGTTTTCTTGTCTCCCCGGATTGTTCCGTAACGTCCTACTGAATCCTTTAATGTTACTGTATTGGGAAAATAAATTTCCACTTCTTTCTCCGCTGGAACAGTCGTAGCAATTTCCAAAACACAAACATTGCTACTATTCCAAGAAGCCTTTACGGAAACAACTTCGTTCAGCCCTTGAGGTTCGATCGACAAAGTAAGCGCATGATCTTCCGCAAACGCAACCAATTCTTCGTGCTGAACAGTTTCACCCACATTCCAGTTCCAACCCAAAGCAAGAAAAGCATCACTTCCCTTCTTTTCATCTTCTGTAGCGTTGACAGAACCGGGAGTTACAACACCGCGAGGTGATTCCGTGATAAGCACTCTTTTCTGTTCACAAGAGCCATCCGTAACGACCACTACGTCAATCTTCTTATCTGTATCAGTAAATCTGTATAGTCTCATTTGTATAAAAATTTAGATTGTATCTTTTTCGGAATCACCCGTTTTTCCTCCGGGCTTTCTTAAAAATCCATTTTCGTCAAATTCCCTTAAATATTTTCTCACCCACACAGGAACAAGGTTGGGATTTATCTTACCTGAATTTTCCACTATAGAGATAGATTCCCTTACTATTAATGCTGTACTCATAAGAGATCGAAACCATGTGAAAGTTGTGGTTGTTTGTCCGTCTATAGTGTATTCTCCCAAAACATGAGCTACAATAAGCAAACACCCATATACAAAAATTTTAGTCAGGATCATTCCAAAACCTTTCGATGAAAAGTCTTTTTGCTTCAAATGGAATACCCAACTAATAAGAGTGTCCACAATAATAAGGACAACAAGGAATTTGAGAAATTCCCAATCTTTGAATATGTATTTTTCTATCCAGTCCACAATAGGAGATAAAGGTAAAGCGATCAGTATAGGATAGCAGAAGCTACCTAAATAGGATTTGAAATGATATAATCTTCTGTTCTCCATCATCAATCCTCTAATCAATCTTTTTTATCGGATTCCGATTCCTCCTTCTTTTTCTTGTAGTCAGAATCTTTTTTGTAAGGCATACCCACAATTCCTTTTCTTCTGTTCTCAGGAGTATCTTTATAGAAACCTATTTTGTTTTTTACAGGAAGTCCGGTTGCTCCGGCTTTTTCGATTGTTTCTTGGTCGGCATCCTTCCACTCAATCTGTGGTTCTCTATAATATACAACAGATTTGTTGAAGTTTTCGTCAACCACAACAACACGATTCAGAGACACAAAGTCTATAGCTCCATGTTCCCTTTCAGTAGGATCAATACTTTTCACAACGTCAGAAGCAAAGTTTTTCACCTGTTCCAACGTATAAACCTCCCAGCCATTCTTTTCTGCAAGGCTTAAAAATTCATTTATAGGAAATTCTTGTACACTCATGGACGTAATTGGGTGCTTATACACTTCTTTGCACCAAAAGTATATTTTCACGCTTCATAGGGACATTGTTGAAACCATCAACCCGTAATAATTTCTAAAGAGGTCTCTCCACATGCTTAAATTCCCGGTGCACCACCGGTATCGTTAATAAAATTGATGATTAACATAAACTGGTGCAAAGTTATACTAATCACCTATTTATAATTCAACACATACAAAAGTATAACTTTTTTCCTACAAAAGAATGTTTTATAAAGAAAAACTTGTAAGCAATACTTTCTATGTTGGTGCGGCAACCGTACTTGTATCGCTTACAAGTGCCGTTCTCCCTCCGCACAGGGATCAAAGGTAACGACGAAGCCTTTAAAGTAGGAAGTGAATTTGTCTCGCCACTCTGCCCGCAGGACAATGTTACTTCAAAAGAAGCCTTTCTCACGAGAAACCATTATCTCACGACATCCTACAAGCCGCCATTTGCCCTACTTCGGGACTTATTCGTTAGGAACGATTCTTATAGGGGAGCCGGCATTTCCTGACTCGGTTCGTTTATCATTAGAGACATTCGATCTAACACTTCCTTAATTTTGGGAAACATTAAGATCGTTCCCCATCAACCTCACATAGCCTTCAAAAAGAAGAAGGGAAGCTATCGCGAATCACTTCCCAAACTTCAACTTTTTAAGCTATCTCATCTCGACTGCAAACATACAACTTTTGTATTCAATAATTGCAATTTTTGATGTTAAATATCCTTAATATCTACCCCACATGCAGAAGCTATCAGTAGAGACACTTCACGTTCCTTTTCCGGCATCTTCTCAATAGAAGCCTTATATCCTTCCGGATTGCCGTTATAACTCTCTACGATCGCTTTCTTTTGTTCTTCTGAAATGTTGTAGAAAGCCAATACACTTTTCTTTTCTTCTTCCGTCATGGAAGACTTGTTTTTAATGTTAGGTAATTTGTTTATCATTTTATTTCATCCTTAAAAAAGATGGTGTTTCTGCCATTTCAATTTTCTTACTCTTTACTGCCATTCTCTTTCTTATTGCCTTAAAAGCAGCCT